ATAGCATCGTACTTTTTGTACGCATCGCTATTCTTGTTTTTCATCCAAGGTAACTCTTCTTCAGCTTTTTTTGCAAAAGCATCTCTAGCTTGCACAGCTGCTGTCTTCTTCTGTATCTCCTGCATTTGTGCAGGTACAAACTTCCGAAGAACATTCTGTGAATGCCTCATTGTTTTGCGTACTTCAGCTTTAGTCAACTCCCTTCCATCTACTGTAGCAATGACATCATCGGGTCCATAATCCCCTTTTTCGTACAACAAATCTTCAGCCCAATCCACAACTTCTTGTGCATGAACTGCTTTATCTTGTAACTCCTTAGGGTCTGCAATGTCTTTTAAAGGATTGTCTTTAACAACTGGAACTTTTTCCTTTTCAGAATTTTGTAAATCCTGTAGTTGGCGTTCCATTTGTTCCATTCGTTCTTCAGCCGCTTTTCGTTTTTTAGTAAGTTCGCCATAGCGAGCTACTGCACGACTGTTGAGCTTAGTGGACAATGCTTTAATTTCATCTTCCGATAAGTCATCTATATCTAACTGTGAAAGAACATCTGCCTGGGTCTCTTCTTCTTCGGTTTCTGTTGCACTCTTAATAACAACTTCTTCCTCGGTTTGGGATTCTTCGGCTACTTCAGATTCACCTTGCGGTGAACCAACACGCTGAGCCATAAACTCTGCGGGTGTAAGACTGTTATCCGTATTTTTTTGTTCTGACTCTACGTTGTCAGTTTTGATTTCATCTGTCATAATTTTTCCACTTTCTTTGCGCCAAAGCGATTGCGATTAAAAGTCATTATACAACCTTATACAAGCTTGTGAAAAGTACCCTCATGTTTTTTGCGGATACTTTGCCAATCGGTCATTTGTAATAGTTGGTCGTATGTCAAAATCTTACCAGAAATCTGTTGCATAGATTCATAGTCAGCCTTATGTAATTCGGCTATAGCCTCTTCTCTAAGTGCGTGAATAACAGAAACGAATACAGCAAAGTTTTCATTATGCTGTAATGCTTTTAAAGCTTCTTCTAAACTCATTGATTAATACCTTGTGTTTGCATTTTACCCATAGATGCAGGTTGTGTACCTATCTTACCTATTTGAGCATTCTGTGCTTGTTGTTGCATAAAAGTATATTGACCAATGTATTTCTCTAACCTAGCCTTGAATGCTTCGTCAGTTTGTACACGCTGTGCAATATCTGGTTGCTGTGTGTATTGCTGTATAACTTGCATTGCAACTTGACCACCATTTGGTCTAGCAGGCATTTCGATACCTGCAAATATCTTAGCTAAGTCATCGGTAATATCTTGTTGCATCTTTTGTGCAGCTTCTTTACCTTCTTGCAAAATACTATCTGCCATGACAGGGTCTATAGAATTAGCAACTACCTCAAGCAATGAATCCATATTGATTCTGCCAGAGCGGTCTAACTGAGTAAGCGATACTAATGAGTTTAGTTTTTTCTCTTGTGTTTCCCTATCTGTATTTAATACATCATAGGATACAACAATGTCATAATCCTCGTTAGCATCTCCCTTTGAAAACTTCATTGGGTCTGGGCTACCTGTTACTTTAAAGAATACTTCATCTGGCCCAAATCTTTGGAAGCACTTCCAAGTTGTACTTAGAACTTCTGCAGCGTGATTTAAGAACTTGTCAATTAAGAATTGTCTACGTACAGGTGCTAAAGGGTTTTCTACATCAAGTCCAACTAAAGCATCGGCTTGTTCTTCTAATGTACGCTCGATTTCAATAGAGCCAGTAGGCGGTGGTGGCGTAGGAGCAAAGTCCAAGTCACCTTTTCTTCTATATGGAATCATTCTTCCAGGCCCCCAATCTGTTGGAGCTTGCCCAACGGGGTGTAATATCGGTGGCAATGTAGCCAAAGAGTTTCTATCAATACGAGAATCTCTCTCTACCTTTACTTGATTCTGTATACCACGCAAAATATCTGGTATAGTCATTGTATCGTAAAGTCTTTTAGAATCTTCAGATAGTTTAGTTACAATAACAGGATAATCTTCATATCCATTTAGTAATTCAAACTTAGCAAACGCAGGGCTTTCATCACCTCCGCTGTAATCTTTATGAAAGACTGTACAGTAAATACCTTCTGAACCATCTTCTTCGTCAAATAATCTTTGATAACCATAAACGATTTCAATTAAATCATCTGATTCATAGATAGTGTCACTTACATTGTTTGACCTTCTGCCTTCTTGTTCGTTCTCAATAGAATTAATATTGATACCTCTGTATCGTTCTATCATTACGTCTACAAAATCTTGGTCCCAACCGTCTGTTACTACCTTGTTCTCTAGTTCCTGTGCTGTGTAGTAAGTACGCCAAAAACAATATGGCGCTCTTTGTGGGTCTGTTACATAGCTAGGAAAGAAAAAGTCTCCATCGGGTGCAAGTGTTTTTACTTCTGGAGCATCTACTTGTCTTCTTACTGTAGGTAACTCTGCTTTACCTGTGCTTCTTAAGTCAGAAATAGCTTTGTTGGCTCTCTCTGTGTTTACACCTGGGAATGCAGAAATCAAAAGATTAGCTACATTTTCAGTATCAGTTTCATCTGCTATAGATTCTGCTACCTCTGGTGCTATTGAAGCTATTTGATTTAGGTCTAGCTCTTGTAAAAACTTTCTATCTTCCCTTTGCCAACCTATATATGTAATTAATATACCTCTTTCTAGTAAATAATTAGCACCTAGTTCCATTTCTTTTTTAAACCTAGGTATATATCCACTAGAAATCATCCACTTTAGGAAGCTAGATACTACTCTACTTCTAGCAATATCACTTGTTTCTGTAGGAAATGCTCTAACATTTGCTCTTGAAACCGCTGACATGAACATAGCTACTAGTCTAGTTATACGTTCATCGATAACATGGGACTCAATATCCGATGCACCTTCCCAAGGAAAAGCATCTGCACCGTGCTTACGGTGGTCGCGGCTTTTCCCCGCCCACCAGTTCCTCCTGTCATCATAACTGCTTCGGCATAAATCGAAATAATATTCTAGGTCGGCAATTGTTTTACTGTATGCCCAACGCAAAGTATTGACATCGGGTGTTTTACTTACGTATGTAAGAGATTTAGCGGTCTCGGTATTTTCCATTTCGGCAAATTATAACATATTAATCAAGACTAGGAGGCTCGACCCATTTAAATTTAGGTTCTGCTCCGCTGTTGTCTACTTCTATATAAACATACTTGCCAACCCCATGCGGGCCTTGAAGCCTTCTCGGCATGAGCAAAGGTACTTTACGTAGCATTTCTTTTATGTATACAAACGAGAATCTTTGATTCGGTGCAACAGACAATACCTTGGCTCTGTACTTTTGCGGTACAGGTATATAGGTATCCATTATGTCTTGTCCTCTTTCATCAATCCAAGTATTCTTGCCACGGCCTGTGACCATATCTTCTTCAAGATGCAATGAAGATATTTCTAATGCTTTTTCAAAAGAAATCCCCATGTCATCAGCTATATCTTTTAGTTTTCGTTTAGGCATTAATATCCTCCTTTAGCTTTGCGGGTTGTAGTTAAATTGCGTCCGTCTACGTGGTCGGGGCCTTCGCCTCCGTTAGCCATTCGTAAATATCTTAGGACATCAAAAAAGTCTTTTAGTGCTTCGTCTGCTTTACCTCTGGAGTTGTAGTTAATGATGCTGTCTATGAGGTTGCCGCAGTCTTTGTGAATATAGCACAAGGGTCTATTGGCATTATCTATTTCTACATCGGGATTATAATTAAACCAATCGTCTAGGGCAGAAATACCCATGTCTTCACCTCTGCCGTCCGATGGCACGAAATCCATGCCGTAGTCGCTGAATGTAGTAAACAAGTCATCATTGTTCTCATTCTCTCTAGCGAAATACCTAGAGTCACCTATTCGCTCAAATACTTTAATGCCTAGGTCGGATTCTATGTCTCTGAATAACTCTACATATCCTTCAACATTATATCCAATCTTTTTAGATGCTGGTCCATGTCTCCATTTTGGGTCGCCAAAAACAGCCCACTCTCCGTATGAGCCTCTATCGGGCCATTCCCTGGAAATAAAGACTCGTCCTTCTTTATCAACTGCAGCCCATATCGCAGTATAGTTTCTTGCTCCTGCGGGGTCGACCACACAATAATTAGTAAATCGTTGTCTATCTTTAATATTTGGGAAGGTGTGTCCATATTTATTAGGGGTTTCTGATAATACATTAACTTCGGTATTAAACAATGGCAATAGGCTAGTCATTGATTTGACTGGCACGCCATATGCTCTTACCATAATTTCTTCTTCTGGTCTGCCCTTAAGGTCTTTGGCTATACGCTCATAACCACCAAAGGGGTTTTCATCGGAATGTAAATAAATAATACTCGCATCTCTCTCGGTGCTATACTGCTTAACTGGCAATGCTCTATTTAATAACTTCGCTTCTCGTGTTTCTAATGTTTCTGCTCCTCGTAGGTACTCATTTATAAATGGTGTGTACCCATCAATAGGCGTAAAGCCTATCAGTAACTTAGAATTTCGGGTCGCAAGACGGAATCGTAAGGTGTTAACTAGGGTCGCATCGCCTAGGTACTCGTCAAGCCAAGCTCCTATGTTAGTGCCTTCGGGCTTCTTGAAGCCGAACTCAAAACCCTCTAAGATGGTCTGATTGTTACTGAACTGCGTATATGTCTTGAAGTCTACCCTAGTCTTGGTGTCTGGGAAGATAAAGCTCTGCCCCGTAAATCCATTCTGCATAGAGTAATTGATGTAACCCTCTGTACTCTTAGTCTTTCGTCTGAACTCCTTGGGCATCATATCCCAAACAGCCTTCTGTTGAATCTTGATACTTGTATCTATATTCTGCGAAAAACATATAACGTGTCCATTCTGGTTCTCTGTAACCGCCTTCATCAGCAATTTTGCACAACCTGTGGTCTTACCGCTACGGTTTCCTCCAAGCACCAGGCACTCATTGTACTCAGCCAAACCTTCGTACATTCTCTCCCAACCCGCCAAATCAAAGCCGTGCCGTATAGGGTCTTCTTCAGAAGCTCGGATTCGCCCTTCGTGTGCATCATATAAAGCCTTTAACAACTGAGTATCGTGTTCGCCAAGAGCAACTATCTCTTCGTCTGTAGGCGGCTTGATTATAGGATGCGGAGTAAAGCTAAGTTCCATCCTCTTCGCCCTCCGACTCTGCTTCTTCCCATATAAACTCTATATCATCTTTGTTCATTTCAGCTAAGGTCTCTCGGCAGAGAGTCTTACCTATGTAATAATTAGTGTAATCATATGCTAATGAAGCTTCGTCATCTATAACGAGTATTGCCCAATTAGGAAAATGTTCAGATAAGATAGCCTTTGCCTTAGCAAATGCTTCTTCTTCTTGCGGATTCATGTCACCCTTCGGCATCTATTACCTCACCTTCTATTACTTTGATTCTTTCCTTTGCCTTTCTTATAGTCTCTTCGTAATCTTCCTGCGTTACTACATTCCTGCTTTCTGTAATAGAACTAGCCTCGCCTCTGGCGGTCAAAGCTTGACGCGCGGAATTAGCCTTGGCTATACTTATCTCCTTAATGTCCCTGGGTGTAGGCTCATATTCTCCAGTATGTATCTTTTCTCTTACACTTTCTATCAAATCCTCCTCTAAGCTCTCCAAATTTACATAGCTTCTAGCAGATAACTGACCACCAAGCTCCCGAAATGCACTCTTGTAGTCCGCATAATCTACCAATGTATTGATGATTGTACCTCGGTCAAAGCCATATTTGCGTATCATTGCCGTCTGAGACACCCCAATAGCGTGCAAATACAGTATCTTAGCCACCTTTTCGGGCTTACTTCTGCTTAAACTTTTGATTTTAGCAAGCTCTTTTCCCTCAACAACTTGCGAAATTGCCTGTTCTATCTCTGCCTGTAACTCTGCTTCTACACTCATGTTGCAAATTTGTAAGATGGATGTGACAAAATTGTAACACCTATACCAAACAATAACCAAACAATAGTATAAGAGGGCTTTACTTGTCAAGCCCCATAGGGCATCTAAATTTTTAAGGGGGTGTTTATATATAATATATACGAACGCTAGGCAGGAATTAGACCCCCGCCCCCCTCGCGCTAAACCGCGCGCGCGCACAGGCGTTAAGACGCGCGTATAATCGGGCGATGCGTTAATATACGCGTGGCTAGACTTAAGAAAGAATAACGATATTGAGATTAGTTTTTTTCTGTCTATGACAAACGGGTTTTGTGGTATGCTTTGAGTTGCATTTGCTTGCATTGCCTTGCATGGTTTTGCGTTTGTTTGCGCTTGTTTGCATTGGCCTGCATTGCGCTGTATTGGCCTGCATTTGCTTGCATTGCGTTGCATTGCGTGAAATTTTATTGCTTCCGCTTCCGCTTGTTTGCAGCGTTTGTTGAATTATTTTAAAGTTTTTTAAAAAAAAGCTTGCATTGTTTCAAATTATAGACCAATTTATGAAAATTATTAATCAAAAATTAAACAAAATGAATAAAAAAGAATTAAATGAATTAGTCAAAGGCGGCGAGTCTGTCTTTTTTGCGGCAATCAACGTTATGCTTGCTTGCTCTTTAGGTTTTGTAACATTGGCAATAATCTTAATAATTAAATAATAAAAATAATGAATATACAAATAGAAATAAAAAACGTTTACGGTAATGAATTAATTTATATCATGGAGCCAGACTGCGCAAAAACAATTCAAAAACTTACTGGCCGCAAGACTTTGACTCGCAGCGATATCCAGGCCTTTAAAGAATTAGGTTTTACTTTTACAGTTTACACGCCAACTATTTAACAATCATGAAACAAGCATTTAAAATAATATCAAAGGAAATTTCAAAAGAGCTAAGCGAGAATTTACCTAGTGAAACAATTGAAATTTTACTTCAAGACTTTTATGAAACCCATGAAAGCTTTAACGGTTTCATAAATGAGTTGCAACTTGTGGTTTTATCTTGTGGCCGTGAAATAGTTATCCAGGAAGCAAACAAAATAAAAAAGCAAAATAAAAAGAAAGAAATTTTAGATATTAGGCGGACGCTGCAAGGATTTGCGGACGCACTAGAAAAGAATTAAACCAATTAAACCAATTAAAAAAAATGAAATTCGACAATATATTTGGCTATTATAGCCATGAAACAAAAGAGGCCGTCATATATGACGGTAGAAAAGAAAGCCGTGTTTATGAAACAATAATCAACGGTAAAAAGAAAAAACTAATCAACGGCGGCTTTTCAATTCCTACGCTTTACCGTAAAAAAGTAACGTTTGAAACATACAAACGCAATTTTAACAAGCTTTGCAATGCAGCGGACGCAGCGGACGAAAGGAAAGGCAATGAATAGAAAACAAGCTTTAAAATTTGTTGAATCTATAGACAACTTAAACAAAATAAAAACATTGCTTAAAGAAGTAATTTTGACAGATTCGCAGGGTTGGCAAACAAACGCGCAAAAGCTTTTATCTTTTATAGATAAAGACTTTAACGCGCCAATTGCTTTTACTGTCATTGCTGCAAAAGGTAATAAAAAATTACCGTTTTATGCTTTCTCAAGCTTGGCTCTTGCGGACTGCCCTGGAGCAGGTAGCTGCAAAAGTTTTTGCTATTCTTTAAAAGCTTGGCGTTATCCTGCTGCATTTTTTAGACAGTTGCAAAACAGTTTGCTTTTAAGATATAAACCGCAAGTTATTAAAAACGCTTTTTACGCAATCCCACAAAATAAAACATTGCGTTTATTTGTTGACGGAGATTTTAACAGCGTTGAAACATTGCATTTTTTCATGGAGTTATGCAAAGCAAGGCCAGACTTAAACGTTTACGGCTATTCCAAATCGTGGGCCTTATTTTTAGGCCTGGATGCAACTGGCTATGATTGGCCGTCAAATTATTTGACCAATGCAAGCAGCGGAAGCAAACACGCAAAAACGGGCCTTGAGACGGCCTTTTTAAAGTTGCCAATCGTACGCGGCTCTTTTGATGCTGTAACGGTCGACAAACGCTTTATTGCTTCTAAAGCTTACCAAGATAAGACAAGGCCTTTATCTAAAGACTATCGCGCAAGCATTGCAAAAATATTAAAGCAAGACGGTAAGCGCGGCTTTGCTTGCCCTGGTAATTGCGGCAATTGCTTGCCTAAAGGCCGTCACGCTTGCGGTAGTAAAGACTTTAAAGGAATTACGGTTGCAATAGGAATTCATTAAAAAAGATTCAAGGAAGTATTGTAGGAATTAAACGGCCTGCAATGCTTCCCATGAGTTTTTTAAATTAAATATATATAAACTATCATGAAAAACAATAAAGCAAAATTAGAGCAAATTGCGGTCGATTATAGCGAAAAGCTTTTAATCAAGGCAGCAATGAAAAACAATAAACTGAAATTCATTACAATTAATAACAATAATAAAAACAAATAAATAAAAATGAGAATAACAATAAAAGACCTGGAGTCAAAAATTGACTATCTAAACTGGCTAACGAAAAGCCCACTAAAAAAATATCTACCTAACACGAAGGGGGAGCAGGTTGCGCAAATCGGAAACTATCATTTAGACATAGGGAACGGTGGCTACCAATTGCTACGCTTTGTTAAAGGCGGAGGCGCAAACGAACCGTTGAACACAGGATATACCACCAAGAAAAACTTATGGTACGCTATAGACAATTACAAACGTGGCATACTTGCCGCACAAACAACAAAGGAGGCCTAGTCATGAATAATACGGAACAAAAAAATACAAATATGACAGACGATTGCTTTGTAATGTTTGATGATGAGCTAGGGCTGCTTTTATCTCACTACATTAAAAAAGATTGGTATATGTTTGAAAGCGAAGCTTGGCGGAACAAATACCATAAACTTAGGAATGATGCAGTAGAATTAATAAACGCATACAATAAGGAAATAGAAAGAGAGGTAGAACTATGAGAACAACCTTTGTAATAACAGAAACATACACGATTGAAGCCACGACCATACACGAAGCAGAAGCAGCCGTAAGGTCGGAGAACTTTAGCGTTGACAACAACTTGCAGAATCACAAGATAACAATTGAACCAAATAATTAAAATGTCAGATTTAAGAGCAGATAAATTAGAAGAATTAGAATATATTGAACAATGCGATGCGTGCGGTGGAATGGGGTCCTGGGATACAGGGCCTTCAATCCATGACTACGCAATTTGCGAAGATTGCGAGGGTACTGGAATAGATGCCTGGGCAGTCGAAAAAAATAAAATTATAAGAGAGCAGAATGGGGGCCTAGAATGCAATACTTAGTTACAGTACAAGAAAGGGGGCGAGGTTCGACCATAACAGTCTTTGATAGTTTGCGAAGGGCAGAGTCCCATTATAAAGAAGCAATGGAATTTGGGGCTATGTCTTGCTTCATTACGGCAGTAATGCAAGGACGGCACTACGGCAAAATGTATAAACCGAAGGGGAGACCACTAGAACTTTTGTTGTCAAATGAACTCGACAATGCTATTGAATCAATGCAGGGTTATGAATAATGCACTACATTACACTACAAGCAGAACACGCAAAGCGTTACGGAGTCAACGCTGCAATAGTGCTACATACACTTATTTTCTTTGTCTTGAAGAACAAGAAGGAGGGCAGGAATAAGTATGAAGGGAAACATTGGACTTTCAACTCTTATCCAGGTTGGCAAGAAGCTATGCCGTTCTTTAGCAAAAACCAAATTAGAAATGCAATGCTTGCATTACGAAAAGAGGGTGCAATTATCGTGGGCAACTTTAACAAAAAAGGATACGATAAAACTTTCTGGTATACAATCGAGACTGTTCTTTTACAAGAAGCAGAATCACAAGATTATTGGAAAAAACGCATTGGTAATTTTAAAAAAGCGTCTGACAAAAATGTAAGACCAATACCAAACAATGAATATATATATATAGAACCTTATTAATTATGGGAAAGGGAATGCAACCAAAAGCAGGCTACAATCAAAAGAAGT